AGATCCTATTGATCCACTTCTTAAAGACGCGGCTTGTGAAATTATCAAAGGAATTCTGGCCAAAGTAATTTATAACGGCAAAGACCAGCAGTTGAAGCGTAAGAAAGTTAAAGCTGATTCTGTTGAGTCAGAAAAAGAATACCAAGACGGATCTGAAGCAATCTCTAGCTTCGAACAGATAGCAATTGATTTTATTGATTCACTTGAATTGAAAGATCCAAATGCAAGTTTTAATGGCTTTGGCATACCACTTTACAGGGCATGATATGGGCTTACGTGACGAAATTCAGGCAGATATTGCTGAAGCATTTAATGAAGATTTAGCGGACGCCGTTCATTCATTTACTTGTGAGCGGATCTCAAAAACTAATTGGGATCCTAAAACTGAAACATATGTTGAAGTTAAAGAAAACTATTCTGGCCGAGGTGTACTTTTTGGCTCATACAGTCAATATGAGATTGAGACGCTTGGAGTGCTGGCTACTGATAAAAAAGCAACTGTGCTGCAAAATGAAGTATCCATGACTCCAAAAATTGACGATGAATGGCTAACAGCTTTAGGCTCATTTCGAGTTATCCATATTCAACAAGATCCAGCCAGTACAATCTGGAAATGTCAGCTTCGAAAAGTGTAGGGGCTAAAATGGTTAATCCTGATTATGTTCCTGAATGGTATATCTCGCCTTTTCAACATGTGCAGTACACGCTTGCTCGAAATCAACTACACATGGATTTGTTATTTGAAGATATGGATAAGGCCGATCAATTTTTGGATATGGGAGCGGATGCGCAAGTTAGTACTTTTTCTGATGGTGCATATGCAATCGTCCAAATTGGTGATACGGCGGATAAAGATCAAATTCAAGTTTATGGATTGCTTTTACATGAAGCTGTTCATATCTGGCAAATAGTAAAACGGAGAATGGGTGAGCGTGAGCCTAGTGTGGAATTTGAAGCTTATTCAATTCAGGCAATCGCTCAAGACCTATTTGAAATGTTCGAAGCTAGTGAGGTAAACCATGGGATGGAAGGGGAAAAAGCCGACTAGTTTTAGTCTTGAAGTATCTAAAGCAGCAGAAGACCATGTAAAGAATATTGTCATGGATACCGTGCAATCCTTAGTTAATTTAAGTCCTGTTGATACTGGAGCATACCGTGCTTCACATATTGTTTCGGTTGGATCTGGTGACTATGGCATACGTGAATCTGAAACAAACCCTATTCAGGATGCAGCAATTCAAGCTGTAAAGATTAAGCTAGGCAATTTGGTCTACATTCAGAATAACCAACCTTATGCTGAACGTTTAGAAAACGGCTGGTCTGATCAAGCACCACAAGGTATTTATGGCCTCACTTTTAATTTTATTTCTCAAAAGTACGGTGGCTAAAATGGCAATGACTTTAGAGCAGACAAGGCAAGCTATTATCGATCGTATGCAAGCTTTTACCGGTATTACGCAAGACAGAATCCAGTATCCAAATTTACCAGGCTTTAATGTACCTAAAGATGGTGTTTGGTGCCGCTTAACGATTGCAGGTGGTCCCAGTTTTACTTCTGGCATTGCAGATAAGCCATGTACTCGCCGTACCGGTAATATCATGATTCAATGCTTTGCACGTCCCAATTCAGGAATAATTGAAATCACAAAATTGAGTGATGCATTACTTGCTCATTTTGAATATTTCACAATCGAACACTTAGAATGTTTGAATGGCCAATCTATTTATGCGGGTAAAGATGCTGACTTCATTCAATACAATGTATCAATAAGTTTTTTAGTTAACTAAAGCACATAACAAACCAATCTTTCACTACCACCTCATCGGTGGTTTTTTTATGTCTATAGGAATCACTTATGAGCAATTTCGTTTTTAAGCGTGGTGACACTTTCAATTTAAACCTTCAGTTAGTCGATATGGATGAAGCCCTGCAATATCCACCTGATGATGTTCGCCGTGCAATTGATCTCACTGGTTATACATTCACTTCACAAGTTAAAGCTTTGGCTGATGGTGCAGCTGTGGCCACGTTAACTTGTACTGCATTAAGTCAAAGTACACAGAAGGGATGGCTGAATATTAAATCAGGTACAAGCACAGCAGCATGGCCACTTGGTTTATGTCAGATGGATATTAAAGCGGTAGTAAGCGGCAACACTCAACACACCGAAACTTTGACTTTCCAAGTGATTGACGGAGTAACAGCATAATGGCAAATCTTGTATTTAAATTTAATTGGGACCATCGACCGTTCCAGTTGAATTCTGCTCAGGGGAAGCGGCAATTCATGCTGCCATTCGCTTCTGGCATTCCCAATCTAGCACCCAACTTTTCGCAAGTCCAAGGAACTGCAGCAATCTCTCAAGGTGGTACAGGGGCAACCACTGCAGCAGAAGCTCGAAATAATCTTGGTGCTGCTGAAAAAGGTGTAAATACTGACATTACTGAACTCAAAGGCTTAACTACAGTGCTTTCTATTGCACAAGGTGGAACGGGTGCTTCTTCTGCAGCAGGTGCTCGTTTAGTTCTTGGGTTGGGTGATAATGGTACACAAGGATTCTCGGGTAGCAAAACTAGTGAATTATTTGACAAGGTATCAGTCTCTCAATGGGTTGCTGCGCTCGGCGATAACAAGTTTGCATTTATTTCGAATGGTGATTGGCAGGGCGGTAATGTAAATAACCCTTTAAATATGCCGAATCGCTATGGATCATTAATGTCATATTTGGGGTCAAACTCATACGGAACTTATTCTTGGCAAATGTTTAAGTCAGTAGTTGGAGGACTTCTTTATTATCGATATGGTGCAGGAAATGATGTCTGGTCACCATGGGGGCATTTTAAAACTAGTTTTAATACCTCAGTCGATGCAAATGGATTCTTAAAGTCAGCATCACCAGTTGTGAAGTTATTTAAGGATCATATTGAGCTAAATAGTGATGCAGAAAAGCAGCCTATTGAATTTAAGAAAGTCGATGTAGGCGACTATTTACTTAAAGGCTCTTTAGGCTTTGCTCAAGAAGGTTGGTATATCGAAGTACCTAAAGACGCAAACGGCAACACAATTGTCGCTGTAGTGTATGACACCTTAGAAAATGGTGATCTATCCATCAAGACTTACAAACGTAAGTTTGATTTTGAACTTGCTGCTGTAGTTGCAGACTTGGAAATACCAACAGATATTCCTGAAGGTCGTTGGATTGACATTCGCTTGCATGAAGAGCCTGAACCAGAGCCTGAGCCGCCTACAACTGAAACACCTTTTGATTTCCAACCTACAAACTTATCTCAGGCAGTTGCTGCAGCCATGAATGGCGTGGAACCGCCAGAAATCTCAGAAACAGACGAAACACTTTAATAACCCGCTTAAAAAGCGGGTTTTTTATTGCCTAAATTTTGGAGAACCATAAATGAGTTCAGGCGCAAAAATTCGATTATATGCTTGTGAAGAAGCAGTTTTAGGAACAACTCCAGCAAACCCGATCTGGTACACAGTTCGCCGTGTAAGTGATGGTTTATCTGAAAATGTTTCTACTGAAGAAAGCAGTGAAGTGGTTGATTCACGTTTTCGACAAGGTGGGGTAGTTACTGAAGCAGAAGTAGCAGGTCAGTTAGAGTTTGAATTATCACTTGGAACATTTGATCTATTCTTAAGTGCTTTAGCCTTCAATAATTGGGCGGGTAACGCTTTAAGTTTTGGCGGTAATGTACGTAAGTCTTTAACGCTGGTTAAAGTTTTTGAAGATATTGGGCAGGTGTTTATCTACCGTGGTGTGCAGGTAAATACCGGTGAAATTACTATCCAGACCACGGGGAAAATCACTGGTAACTTTGGTCTTGTAGGTAGCTCGTTTACTCGTCAGCAAACGAACCCTGTAGTGAATCCGGTTGCAGCTTCGACTCGTCCACTGGTCAGTATGCCAAACGTGGAAAACTTGCTTGTAAACGGCCAGTCAATTCAGGGTAAAGCGTGTCTACAGTCTCTTACCATTTCTATCAATAACAACCTTGAAGCAATCCGTTGTATCGGTTCGGGCAAGTACACACCTGAGTTCTACATTGAAAAGATGATGGATATCGAAGCAAATGCTTCATTCATGTTCTCTTCAACTGCGGCAGGGTGGATTGATGCCATTAAAACCCGAGATGTGTTTACATTGACCTTTGATATTAAAGACAGCAAAGGCAGTAAATACTCGTTTAACTTCCCTCAATTAGAAGTCATGGAAGCCAATCACCCGGATGGCGGTGGTGACGACATCATTACTGTAGACATCAACTTTGCCCAAGTCCGTACAGCGCCAACGATTGTACGTGCTCTTGTGTAATCAACTTATTCAGTAACAAAGCCTATGGAATCCCATGGGCTTTTTTATTTCTAAAAATTAGAGGTTGCTATGGCTTTAAAAGTCGGAATTATTAAAAGCTCGGACGTATCAAAATGGTGCGAATACAAAGGTGCTGATGGAGAGGTACAGGCTGAGTTCAAAGTCCGTGGTATCGCTTATAAGCCTTTTCAGGTAGCTATTGAACGGGCAGGAAACCAGATCTCGTCTAAAGGCTATGAT